GTTACCCACTCACAAAATCTCTGCCAATTGGTTGTAGTGTCTCTTGTTACTGAGATTGCAGCCATGTGATTAATTAATTTAAGTGAATGTTGTCGCATTCCTCTTCGACTTTGGAGAGGAAAAAAGAGATGAGATCCATCTTATTCTTAAGAGGTAGGTTCTCATCTAGTATTATTTTATATCTTGCTTCTAAAAAGTCAAAGCAAGTCATCTTCCATTTGTAAGGATCTATTTCCTTAGAAAATGCCGGGGATGATTTGACCGGTAGTGGCGTATGCGCCAAGAGCAGCAACGAAACCAAGCATTGCAGCCCAGCCGTTAAAGCGTTCCGCTTCATTAGTCATAAAAGGATTGGTGTTAATTGGATAGTTTTCGATGACTCTTGCTGGAGTCTCGTTTGCGTAAATGTTCTGTTTACCGTATTCGGTAGTTCTCATAATAGTTCGGTGTGGTGGTTTACATATATGGCGAGGACGATACGATTCGGGTCGCCACTATGTACTTAGAACTGTAAGTCTGATTGATCTAATCTCTGGAGGACATCATTTCTGTATGCCTCATCTGTATCATAGCGTGGATCTCCCATCGCTGCGACAAGTTCTGCTTGAGATCTAAATACTTCACCAGAGGAAGAAGGTGCTCTGCCTTGTAGCATTCTACCTTCGTAACCATTGGCTTCATTGTATTGAGATTGTAACCCTTGGAAAGCTATACCAATAGCCGCCGGATTACCTGAGTCAACTACAGAATCAAATGCGTCGATCTGATTTTCAGGAAGATTACTAGCAGCCCATTCTACAATTCTGTTGTAGTTAGCTTCTCCTCCTGCTGAGTTTTGAACACTGTTTACTTGTGCTTCAGACATCTCAACTGATTGTTGAGCAGCTTGAGGATTGTTAGCTTGGATTTCTAAGTAAGCCGCTACTAAATCTTGGCTACTCATTTCAGAAAACCTTTCAATAGTTTCGTCACTGAGTGTACCATCATTTGCATAATACTCTTCTGAAGCTTCGTTTATTAAACTGACCGCAGGAGCATCATCAGATACCTCTTCATCGCTTTCTTCTTCCTCTGCATATCCTTCGTCACTTTCTTCGTAGTCTGTTTCTTCTTCTTCTGTTTGTCCAAGTTTCTTTTGTAATGATAAGTAAGCTGATTCTAATTCTTCAGCACTTGAGTATTTACCAGCTAGTAATTGTTCTTGTTCTGCTACTAGCTTTTCTCCTACTGCTAGAGAGTCTTGTTCCTCTGCGGTTAAGACCTCTGCATCAGGAGTATTATCATATGATAAAGTTTCTGCCATTATTCAGGTTGTGGTGGTTGTAAGTTTTCTCCAAGCTGTTGTAGGTTTTGACCATCAGCCATTTTACTGTTAGCAAATTGACCAGCTTGTTCAAGTAATGTTTGACTTTGTTGCATTTGCATCTTCTGTTCTTTCTCTTCTGCCATCTGTTGTGGACTCTTAACTAAATTCAATACATCTATACCTTGTGCAGCAGCTAATCTCTTAATTGCTTCTTCAGGATTTATGTATGCCATTAGAGCTTCAGGTCCTAACGTCTGGGCTATTGTACCAACAAATTGAGTAAGTGCTTCTCTGTCTGATCCTCTACCTAAAGCATTTATACCAGCCACTATTTGTGGACGTACAATATCTTTTGGTAGTTTAGGAATCTCATTACTTCTTTGTAGAACTAACAAAGTTCTGTTTAAATAAGGTATTAAGAAAGATACTGTTAACAAACTGAAGATGCCACCGAGCTGTTGCTCAAGTTCTAACTGTGTAAGTCTTACTTCTTCTGCTGTTACTCTCTCTGCATTCCTTACGTTCATTACGAGGAAAGCTTCAAGCAATCTTCTCTCTATTGTTTGAGCCATGTTTGCGGCTGTTGAAAAATCTGCCGTCTTACCGACTTGAACAACTTGTACATCTTCTGCACGCCCTTGCACGATTGCTCCATTTCCAGCCTTTGCGATAGTCGCTGGCTTCGTAGTTGAAGAGGGACTGACCAGAAAGATTACTTTACTGGCGGCAGCCGCACCTTCGACTAGGGCTTGTGATAATCCTTCGAGAGATTTGAGATCACCAAGGAACTCTTCTACTCTACCACGTCCGTACTGTTCTCCGTCCACCGAATTAAAGGTGAGAACGAGCCAAGGGCTTGCGTTCTTAGGAGCTGTACTACGTGTTCCCGGTATTATCATATCTTCTACTTCTTGATACCATTCCCATCTGCCATTGTTGAGTTTCACGCACGTGTAAACTTCGACATCATCAGAATGAGTACCATAGCTTTTATCAACGACTGTGTTGGGTTCCTTCTTTGGAAGATCGAAACCGAGTACATCGCGATTTATCAATTCCTTTGTAACTATTTCTAGGACGTTACCATTTCCATCTCTGTTCACGACATACCTGTTTAAAGGATAGTTCTTAATACCATCTTTACTCATAAATAAAAGAGCATTTCCACCAACAATTAAATGTTTTAATGCTTGGTGTATTGTAACTCTATCATTTGATGCAGCAATATAGTCCATGACCATTCGCTCCATCTTAGAAAAAGATAAGTCTAATTCACTCCTTATGTCTGGGGGTAGTTCTTCACCTAACTTGTCATCTCTAACTTGTAGCTTAAAGAAGGAGCTTTGTGGAGGTAGAATTGCAAGCATTAATTTTGCTGCTAAAGCTACAACGCACTTGGCTCCTACTGATTGCCACGGAATATTGAGAGTCTCGTGTGTAGGTCTTGAAGATGTATCGTCTTGAATTAAATAAGGTAACGTGAGTTCAGAACAATCAACGGCTTTGTCTAGGAATTGTCGTCGATCTGTTACCAGTTGATTGTATCTCTCACGGGCTAACATTAGTTAAGTCCCCCTGAACCGCTTTGTCCAGTCATACCTGTATTTACTTTTGGTTTTAGTTTGATTCTTAAATCACCTGTACCTTTTGAGTACTGGTTCTTAGTTTTATTACCACGGTCATCTTTAGCTCTTCTTACCTGTGGGTTCACATCCTTAATCACTGGATCAGGAGGTGGTGCCGTAGGTGTTGGAGGTAATGGTGGTGGTGGAGCTGGTGGTAATGGTTGTGGTGCAGGGGCTGAACCCCCTCCGCCTCCAAATATACACATTAGATTTCGTCCTCTTCTATGGATTTTATATAATCAATTACACTGGCTTGACCAGATCTATACATAATTGATTCGATTGATTCTTTTGGGTGAACTGGCTCCCACCCGAAGTTATCATCTAACTTCTGTATTAAATCTTTAAGTCTTTCGTTATGAAGCTTAAGAGTATTGAGGGAGATTGACATTTGAGTGTTCAAAAAATGCTGGCATTCTAGCTGCCTTTGTCTGAGAAAATTCTGGTGCTTTGCCTTCGTACATTAATCTGTCGCTAGCATCCAACCAAAATTTTTTGTCTAAATATCTATCGGTATTCTGTTTCAAAGGTTCCATAACCCAGTTGATCGTTGCTTTCCTCAAAAGGTCAAGTGATTTACTAGGTGTGAGACCTAACTCTGCACATACCAAACTGTTAGTTGCTACATGCACTTGCTCGTCTCTAGATATATCTGCTGATACAGTTCTTAATCCTGCGTCTCCACAAAATCTAAAGAATGGTAGTAATACAAAAAAGATTGCTCTCTCTGCTACTAATGCTTTACATAATGTGTGGTCAGGATGTTGTTCCCATGCTGCACGTAAGCGCAATGCTTCGGCTTCGGCTTTTTCATCTACGCCTAGTGCGTTGGTGATGTAACCAAGAGCAAGATCATGTTTGATCTCGTCTTTTACGTTTGATTCTAGAAGTGCTCTAGCAGTGATGGGAACGTCTTTATCAAGTGCGTCTGTAATAAACTCGCCAACTGGTAACTCCATATGGCGTATTGCAAGAGCACGGTAGATGGTTTCTTCTGCACCTTCTTTTAGTTTTCCTTTAGATGTCTGTACTGGTGTCCAAGTTCTTTTTCTGGATAATAATTTTAAATAGGGATTCATTGCTCGCAGTCGCATTCAATTTTCATAGCTGGTTCTTCACTAAGCAAACTTCCTAAGTAATCTTGAACTTCAGTATCTCCTAATGCTGCGTAAGCATCAGTCTTATCCTGTGTATCACCCATTACCTGTAAGCTGTAGTAAAGAGAAGTCTGTGGTGATTTTAACCACTCTTCTATAAATGCTTCATCGTATGTCACCATGTCGCTCCAAGAGTTGAAGCTATAGCCATGAAGCAATCCTGTTCTGTCAAGCATAATCATTATCTGATCTGCCACTCTTTTATAATTAATCCATCCAACCTCGGATGCAATTTCGACGTCGCCATATCTTACCTGTTCAACACCAAACTCTCCTGAGTCTCTATCAACAACTCTGCTAATAGGTGGTGCTATTTCTGGTGTAGATGTATTTCCTTTTAGGTCTCTACTCCTGTAAGAACAACTGGCGGTAGGAGCTATCGCGAATGCTCGTTCCATGTTGTTCTCTCTTGCTATGTTAGCTGCCTCTTGTATGCCGAGGAAGAGCTCACGTGCAGCTAATCCCGCGTAACCTTCGTAAGGCTCAGCGTTATTCGTTGCTGTAAGAGCCTTACCAAACTCGGCATATGTAATATTGTTATTGGCTAAGAAGTTAGCTAAGCCAAGCATTCCTAGTCCTACTTGTCTGTCGTTTTCTGGTTTGAGATACTCTCCAGACTCTCCAACACCTGTCCTGCCATGGAGACTGCACAACTCGGACATACCTTCACGGAAACCCTCGCGCAGCTCGCCGATAAGACAGGCACCGAGATTGATATGCTGGAGGAGGCACGTTCCACGTGACGGCAAATATACCTCGAGACAAACGTTACTTCGGATTCTTTTGTTGTTGTTGTCATATTTTATTTTGTTGAGCCAAATGTCTCCTCTTGCAATGCCTCTAAGTATTGCTTCCTTTGTTGTAGTTTTTGAATCACGCCAGAGTTCTGGGGTGAGGTCAATACATCGCTTAACCCATGGGAGTTCTTCTCTTTTCGCGAGCACGAAGTCAATAATATCGGGGTGATTAATGTCAAGGTGCAAAACACATGCACCATTTTTATAGTGACCCCCCCTCCTAAGTATTTCATTTAATGTTGAGTAAAATTTTCCGAATGAGACTGGTCCACTTGCAACAAGTGTATCAGGTCCCTTATTTGTTTTTGTCCCTGCCGGTCTAATGTCCGACAGGTGGACTGCGACTCCTGCTCCATAGCGTAGAGCATGGCTAACAAAACGCCAGCTTGCTTCGATGCCATCTCTTCCTTCCATTGAATCTTCTACATTGAAGATAGTACATGATACTGGAAGACGATTGGTGGGATTGTCCATCCATTGCTGAACTCGACCAGTTCTAGCGATTTTGTTGGGTGTTTGCATTTCGTTTTGCTTCTTTGAGTAAAGGTACTAATAAATTATTAAATTTAAATAGTTGTTTTTGTAATTGTAAGTATAGTTCTATCATCGTCTCTTTGTCAATCTCATACAGAGCTAACTCTATCTCCCTCATCTGTAGGTCTTGGTTCAGAGTTAATTTTGTAGTCTCGTATGGGGTTCCAGAGGATTGGTTCTTTTTTCTCATGGTCGTAGTCTGATGTTGTTAGTATGCGTGCAAGTCTTGCGTTTACTAACGCATCCTCTTCAGTCATGTCCTTATCTTCAAAGGTCTCAACGACTGCTTTCCATGTGTAACCTTTCAATTTAAAGATCTGTTCAGCACGTTTAACTCCAACCCCCGGCACGCCCGAGTAACCGTCTGTGTTATCGCCAGCTAGTGATTGGATTAAATGCCATCTTGCTCCTTCGTCAGGAGAAATAGTAACTGTCTCTTTAAAATCATATAGTTTACCGGGAATCTGTCTCATGTCTTTATCAGGAGAGACAATAATGTTTCCGGGATATTTTGTAGCGTAAATACCTAACGCATCATCTGCTTCAAGTGTATCTTTTAGAATAACTTTGTATTCTTTACGTAATTCCTGTATGACACGTTTAAATCCACAGGGCTTTTTTCTTTGTCGATGACCCTTGTATTCTGGTAAGATTTTTTTCCTAAAATTATTAGGACTTGTAAAAAACAAGATCATTTCATCGTCAAACGAACCAAGATCTTTTTGGACTCTATCTAAATCTCTCTTAACGCATTTCATTGCATCTGAGAAATTAGAAGTAACAACAATAACGTCATCACCAAAATCCATTTCGGTTTCGGCGGCTGCACAGCATTTATATACTATGTAGTCGCAATCAATTAATAATTTCATATTTAATGCACGTCATGCCATGTATCGCCGTGTTTTGAGTCAGCAGCTATGGGACAACGTAAGTTGTAGTACTCACCAGCTAATATAGCTGATGCTTCTAATCCATACTTCAATCTGATGATGGATTTAGTCTCGCATTCGTATTGAAGTTCATCATGTACGAAAGCTAGTTGATGTG